CTGAACGCGATCACCGCTGCATCAAACAACCCGGGCGAGGCTACGCCGCGTGATTTCATTTCCTTCTTGCTCTCGACCTGGATCTTGCCGTTCTTGGTCCAGATGCGCCGCGGGCGTGACAGCTCGGCCTGCAACTGCATCAGATGCTTGCAATCGGAGGATATGCTGATCAGGTCATCGGGATCCGCGTTGATCATCAGGCCCTGATCATGGCGCTGGATGGCGTGATAGGTCGCCTCGAAGCGATCGCGCAGCCAGGTCGCCGACTGCGATCGGAAATTGGCGTATGTGTCTTCGTTGGTTTTTGACGTTCTGTCCTTTGGGTTGACGCGCTTTTTCTTGTCTCGCACCTCACCAGAGCCATGATACGGCTGTATCCGGAATCGCTCGGCCGCCATACCGTCCAGCTTAACTTTCATCACCGGCGCGCCCATGCCGTCACCGTCATACAGCAGGATATCTGCTCTGTGTTCGTCCGCGTGCGCAAAGGCCCATGGCAGCGCAGTAGTGATATCGCCGTGCGTCAGTTCCTCGGCGTCAAAAATGATGGAGCCGTGCCGGTTCACCAAACCCTTGTTGTCGCCGGTGTCGGCCGGGTCAAAGCCGGTGGTCCTGATACCTGACGCATCGAATCCGAGCTTTTTGTGGGCATCGATCGCTGAGACGATCCACTTGGCAGGGATAAACGCGTCGGTATTCGAGGCATTAGGGTCTCGGTCGATTTCCTGCGCGACCGTTTCCTCGGACTGTTCTTCCTTCTGCTTGCGGTACCAGGCATCGTCCTTCCTCGGATCGCTGCGCCAGTCGAACACAAAATGTCGGTCGGTGTTCTGGAACCGCTGCTGCTTGCGGTAGAACGCATTGCCGTTGCCGTTGAAAGTGGATATGTCGATCTGGCAGTTGGTTGTCTGGGACAGTGCTGCGTCGATCAGCTCCTGGCGCTCACAAAATGCCGCTTCATCAACGAAATATACGGACTTGCGCCCTCCGCGGCCTATGTTGTCCCCCGCCTCACCGGTAATTGATGACCCGGTCGACGGGCTCAACAGGCGCATGAAAGTGGCGTGTTCTTTCAGGCTGAAATCTGGCGGCAGGAACTCGGCAGGCACTTGGGCCACAAAGTGCCGCAGCTTTTCGAAGATGCAGTCAGGGTCCCCCAGCTTATCCACCAGGTTTTCCTTGCGTGAACCGAAGCCTACAGCAAAGCCGTCATCGAAACACCAGTGCGCCACCGCCCAGCCCACGCTCAACCATGTAACGCCGCAGTCGCGGGACTTCTCCACCAGCCCGCGCTCGCCATGAAGATAGCGACTCTCCAACCACTTCAGGTACTCGACTTGGCGCGGCCAGCAGATGAACGGAATATTCGAAAGGCCGCCGTCCAGCACTTTGCGTGGGTCGAACGTCATGCCGAAATCGGTTATGAAATCCCAGGGGTGGCGCCGGTAATGGACTTTGGCCGCCGCCAACAGGCGCGGATCTTCACGCATCCGCTGCAGGCGCTCGGCCCGCTGCGCGAAGATGGCGCTGTAATTGGGGTTCAAATAGTCCATTGTTGGGCTCTGTCCCATTTCAGTTGGTATAAACCCGTGATTACCGGCACCTACATTGCCAAGTGTGGGAAATCATAACCAATTATCTGCCTATTTTCCGCCAATAGTGGGATTAATGAACTCTCGATACAGGCGCGATGCCTCAACCGGGTCCATTTCCGACGTCAACTGGCGCACGTCGATCGGCCCGCCGTTCTTGCCAGTCACCTCATGACGTTCCTTCCAGGCCTGAACATCAACGTGCTTGCCGATCAGTTCCAGGTTTTTCACCTTGTCCGGCCACTTGATCTTCTTTAGTACGCCCGCCACCGCCCGGTCATCGCCCGAGCCCTGCATGAGCTCTGTTACGTCCATGCCGGAAATGAACTGGCGCCAGATCTTGGGCCACTGACGTACCGGCAGGAAGGCGCCGCTTTCGTCCATGATGTCGATCACGTCCATCTGATCAACCTCAGCCAAGCGCCTGAGAACATAGTCGGCATCGATATTGGTGCGCTCTGAACGCTCGGCGCGCAGCAGCGACAGTCGAGCCTGTATGTGCGGCATCCGCTTCAGTTCGCAGGCCCGGTCACTGACCGTCTTGTCCTTCATCCGCGCGCAGTTGTAGGCGGCACGATACGCATCAGCGTCGCCGCAGTCGATGTTGCCGACGATGTGCTGACAAAATGCTTCTTCCTTGTCGGTCGTTCCTGTGTCCTTATTGCGCGCCGCTCTCGCCATGATTACTGCCCGTTTCTGTCAAAGTGGGGATTCATCCCATTTCAGTTGGTATAAACCCGTGATTACCGGTACCAATTTATGCAGAAGTGGGGAATTGGTACAGCTTTGCGGTCTGTTTTGGCGTCGATGTGGGTTTCATCCACCAGTATGCCCATACTCCACTCAGCAGGATGCCACCCACCACCGCCGCCGTCGCCATCTGTAACGGCAGCGCATACAGTCGATCATTCAATTTTCTACCTCCGGGCATTTAAACGCCTGGTTTCGTTTAGCGGGAACCCCGCCAAGGTTGATCGGCCTGCGTGCCAGCCGGCTGATCTCGTTCAGTAGTGATTCGATGATCTGATCCTGCCGCACCACCTCCCTGTGCATGTCGCTCTCGCGGCACGTCCTGAACGCCAGGCCGACCAGCGCCCCGATGATCAGGCCGACGAGCAGCGCTATCGCATACTCAATCATGGCCGGCCCATCATGCGGGTTTTGTCGGCGCTGCTGCGCGTAGTGCCCACCCAGTATGTGACGCTGGCTGCCCACAGTGCCGAGGCTTGGCCGAACAGCAGATAGGCCACTTCTTGATTGGCGTCCGGCAACTCGATACGGAACAGCAGATACAACAGGCCGGCGACGATGGCGGTCAGGGCGGTGGTGACAATCGCCGGCATGGGGCTGTGCCGGTGCGCGGTGCGGGCGTTGGCTTTGTCGCTCAGTTCCGCCTGCAGAGTCTCTAGCGCCAGCCGTTCAAGGTTTTCCTGGTGCGTCATCGCCCAGCGCCGCAGTTCGGCCTGTTTCGCCGGATCGGCCAGTGCGCCCATAACGGCATCCGGGTCGTTCTGCACTCCGATGGCCTGCGCCACCATTGCACCGACCGTGCCGCCCGCAGGGCCTGCCAGTAGGGTGCCGACCAGCGGTAGCGCTTTACCGGCCACCTCGCCCACCTTCCTCCAGTTCATGATCCCCGCCTCGCCCGTACCGCCGACAGCACGTCGACATAGATGCGAACTACAATCCCCAAGGCGCCCAGCGCCATACATGCCACGGTGACTTGCTCCATCGCTGTCCAGCTGCCTGCATCAGCAGCAAATTGCGCCGCCCAGGTCATCTCCTGCTCGGATGACTTTTTAGCGATCGCGCCCAAGCTGCCTGTAGCCGCCGATACTCCATAGCTCAAAAATTGCTCCCTGCTCACCACCATGGTTATCCTGTCACCAGCCGGCTGTAGTATCTCAAAATGCGCTTGACGTAAGCCGTTGGTTCAGCAGCTTTTACTTTCTTTACGCCGGGAAGCGCGCGGATTATGGATGCGTAGTCATTGGCGTTGTTGGCGAGCTTTTGCGCTTTGAGCATGTTGCCAAAGCCGCAGTTGTAGCTGGCCATAGCCAGGCAGTGACGGTCGATGTCAGGGCGCGGGGATGTCCATCCATTTATCAACTCGGCCATGTAGTACGCGCCGGCATCGATGGACATTGTCGGATTGTGCGGGTCGGCGTTTTGATAGCCCAGTTCGGATACCATTTCACCCCAGGTATCGGGCATAAACTGCGCGATCCCTCGTGCTCCGGCGGGAGAGACGGCAGACGGATCGAGTTTCGATTCGGCCATGTACTGGGCTTTCAGTAGGCGCCAGTCGACGCCCGGGAGGTATTTGTCAGTTGCGGCGCGTATGCGTGCATCATAGACACTGGACATGGGCGATACTCACGTATGGCTGAATTAGGGGCCAGCTTGCCGACTTGGCTCCGCTGGCTGGGATTCCGCTGCCTCCCGGCAGTGGCCTGTCGCCTCACGGCGAGAAAACCTCATCATCACTCGCAGCGAATACCGGCACGCCGCGATAACTCATCAGGAACTGGCCGTTGATGCTGGCCGGGTCCAGGTTCAGGTCGATCGGGGCGGGGTCTTTGATCAGTTCAGGATGGCAGAGCCTGAAATCCTCGCAGTCCCAGTACTCGAACATCGCGAACTCCATGTCAGGGAATTCCCCATCGAGCGCATCATCCAGGATATCGAGCATCTCATGCCGCATATCACCCCCCGCACGTATAGCATGTAGCCTACCATGTCGCCGATTACCGTCAAGTTAACGTTACACTTTTGGGTGTTTTACGCCGTTATGACGCCGCTATGACACAAAAAACCCGCCGTAGCGGGTCTTTACTGTATCGATCGGTTTACACTGCGCAGTCGACCAGACTGTATCGCTCCGCCAGATCGGTGCGCAGATATAAACCAGCCGGTGACAACTGGCGGCCATGGCGCCGGCGGATCACCTCATGGGCGTTGGCCAGGTGGCTCACATACCCAGCTGCCCGCAGTGCTCTGGCGACATAGCTATAGGCCTGCTCGGCATGAGTCGGCGCCTCTGTCTTGCCGCAGTGCCAGTCGCACCAGGCATTGCCGGATGCCAGCAGTACGACTGTTTTCACGTCGCCGGCGGTGTTCTCTTCGAGGTATTCAACGATTTCTCGATGATTCATGTCCGTGTCTCCCCTTCTGTCTTGATCCTGATAAGCTCCCAGAAAGCTGGGTGCATCTTCCTGTCACCATGCTCCCACTGCTGCCAGGCGCGTCGGCTGGTATACAGCAGCTCGGCGCATCGGTCCTGAGCTGCGGTGATGCCTATATCCAGCCGCTCCTGCAGCGCACACCGAAGCGCCAGGACCTCGGCGGGGGCTGGTACAGAAGATTCGTATTTCATTCATCATCCTCGAAATCATCAAAATCCGAGACATCGAACCCTTCGAGCGGCAGGAGGTCGGATTTCATCCGCGCCGGGATTTCGCCGCACATTGAATAATTCAAAGACTTATCAACAATAGCGTCAACACAGGACTCGGCACACAGATCGATGACACAATAGTCGTCATCCGC